TGTAGGACTATTTTTACATGGCCGCTCCAAACTCAAGACAGACACTCATTGATTACTGTCTCCGTAAACTCGGAGCACCGGTCCTTGAGATTAACGTCGATGAAGATCAGCTATCTGATCGTGTCGATGAAGCTCTGCAATTTTATCAAGAATACCATTCTGATGCAATATACAAAGTATATCATAAGCATCAGATCACAATTACTGATGTAACAAATGAGTATATCTCGTTACCAAATCAGGTATTGTCAGTACAAACAATTTTTCCGATGTTTGAAAGTAATTCAAGCGTAAGTATGTTTGATGCAAAGTATCAAATGCATCTTAACGATATGTACAGCCTGGGATTTACCGGCAACCTTGCTAATTACTCACAAACAATGTCATATCTCAGTACAATGAACCTCATGCTAAACGGACCAGAACAGGTACGCTTTAGTCGTCATATGAATCGTTTATATCTTGATGTTGACTGGGAATCAGATGTAGCAGTAGGTGATTACATTATTGTAGACGCTTATCGCACAGTTGAGCCCGATACACATACAGCGATATATAATGATATGCTTCTTAAGAGATATACGACATCTCTAATTAAACAACAATGGGGTGCAAACCTTATTAAATTCGAAGGCATGCAGCTTCCGGGTGGTGTAACTCTTAATGGACGTCAGCTATATGATGATGCTGTTACCGAGATTAATGCTATTGAAGAAGAAATGCAGCTTAAATACGAAATGCCTCCTGAATTTTATATGGGATAGATCATGCCAACTAATGTATTCTTTTCGCCTAAAGTAAACACTGAGCAGTATATGTTTGAGGACATCATTATTGAGTCCATCAAAATGTATGGCCAAGATGTTTTTTATATGCCTCGCAAAATAGTACAGCGAGATACACTTCTTGGTGAAGATATAGAATCAGAATTTAACACAGCAAATACTATCGAGATGTTCATTGAGAATACAGAAGGATTTGAAGGTGAAGGTAATATATTCCAAAAGTTTGGTATGGAAATTCGTGATGAAGCTACATTTATTGTCGCTAAACGCTCATGGCAAAAACTTGTAGGTGTATGGAACTCAGATATTAATGATAATAGGCCACGTGAAGGTGATTTAATTTATCTTCCTCTGTCTAAATCATTCTTCGAAATCAGTTATGTAGAACACGAACAACCGTTTTATCAGTTAAGTAATTTGCCTGTATTTAAATTGCAAGCACGACTATTTGAATTCAATGAAGAAGAATTTAATACAGGTATTGCTGAAGTTGATGCTATCGAAAACAATTATGGATATCAAGAAATATTTGAAGTTGGAAGTGTATCAGGCACATTTGAGATTGGCGAAAGAATTAAGTATGTATCTGTACAAGCATCTGAATTAGATGTTACTCCTGTTATAGAAGAAGTTAATATATCTGCACAACTATTGCAGATAGATGGTGTAAAAATGACAGTCAATCAGATAGAAACTACTGATGGATTATATCATACATTTGCTGAATCTAATACTCTGGTGGGGATTACATCAGGTGCTACCGCAACCATAACTAAGGTTTATGATATTTCTTCTTCTGTGGATAATACATTTACTACAGATCTTGCAGCACGTAACTTTAACTTTGAGAACGAAGCTGATGATATTATTGACTTCTCAGAATCAAATCCATTTGGAGAAGTATAAAGATGTTTGGTAATCATTTCTATCATGCAGCAATCCGTAGAACTGTTGCAGTATTTGGAACACTGTTTAACGATATTAATGTTATGCGTAAAAACACCGATGGCGGCGCAGGGAATATCATAAAAGTTCCATTGGCATATGGACCTAAACAAAAATTCCTTGCAAGATTAGATCAACAATCAGATTTTGATGATCCTAAAATTGCTCTAAAGCTTCCTCGTATGTCTTTTGAAATAACAGGTTTAGCATATAATACTAATACAAAGTTACAAAAGGGATTAAAGCAAACTATTCCTGATCCGCTTGATCCTGATAAAAAGAAAACAATACTTGGTCCTGTTACGTATAGTTTAAGTCTTCAGCTAAATATTATGGCTAAAAACCAAGATGACGCGTTACAAATATTAGAACAAATACTCCCATTCTTTCAACCAGAATATACTGTTTCTGTAAAAGAAGTAAATAATTCGTTTGTATCTGATCAGCCATTCATTCTAGGATCAGTCTCTATGGCAGATGATTATGAGGGTGATTTTACAACTAGACGAATTATAATATATACATTAGATTTTGAAACTAGAGTTAATTTTTATGGAGGAATTGGATCTCAAGGGATCATTAAATCGGTTAATATCGACTATAATAATAATGTATCAGTTAGTAGCAAACCTATGCAAAGACAAGCAGCAGTTGTTAATCCGTTTAGCGCTAAAGAAACAGATTATTATAGCGTAGTTGAAACACTATTTCAGCCAGATACACCAGATAGAATAATCATCACAATGTCAAATATTACTGCGCCTCAGGATGGTGATGTATTTACTATTGGTGAAACAATTTCTGGAAATAATTCTGGAGCTACCGGTGTTGTTATTAGTATATCTGATAATAAATTAACGGCAAGAGGTGTTAGTGGAATATTTAATAAAGATGATGTAATAAGCGGTGGGACTTCAAATATTACCGCTAATGTTGATTCTTTAGTCGAGTCTTGGGACGGTTGGATTAGTTAATGACTGATATAAAAGATGATTATGCTTATGCTAGGTCTAAATATTATAATCTATCTGAGAAAGGTGATGAAGCTATAGAACTTATGCTTGAACTAGCACGAGATTCTGAGCATCCTAGAGCCTTTGAAGTACTATCTAATATGATGAAGCAGAATGCAGAGATTGCAGATCGCCTAATGGAATTGCAAAAGAAGAAGAAAGAGGTCGAAAAAGTAGACAAAGATTCACCTATGTTACCTGGTGGCATGACACAAAATAACGTGTTTGTTGGATCTACCTCAGATCTTCAACGCAAACTATTAGATAAAATGAAAGTAATTGATGGCGACTCTAAAGAATAACGAGCTTGGATACTTAGGTAATCCAAACGTTAAAAGAGATGGTGTACAGGAATCATGGACACAAGATCAGGTTACAGAATATACCCGGTGTCTACGAGATCCGGTATATTTTGCTTCAACTTATCTAAAAGTTGTGCATCTTGATCATGGGCTCGTTCCATTTGCTTTGTATCCATATCAAGAAAAGATGTTTAATCATTTTAATGATAACAGATTTTCAATTGTGCTTGCCTGTCGTCAGTCAGGTAAGTCTATCTCATCGGTGGGATATTTACTATGGTATGCTCTGTTTCATCCAGAACAGACTATTGCGATCCTAGCAAACAAAGGTGCAACTGCACGTGAGATGCTGGCTCGTATTACATTAATGCTTGAGAACCTACCATTCTTTCTACAACCTGGG